CGTTCGGCTCAATCATTCCAGTGTCCGGTGACGATGTGGCTAGTCCGTTCCTTGTGGCGGATTCCCGGACGCACGCACCCTTCCAGTGTTTTCAGGCGTGCATCTATGGATCGAAGCAGCACGACAGTTTCATCCGGCATCTTTGATCCCGGCCCGGTGTTGTTGGTTGGTTGATTGGCCCATGCGACGAATCGCCGCCAAAGCCGAACAAGGCGCGGCACATCAACAGAAGGGGCCGCATAGTTTTCGATGTTTGTTTCCATATTTTCAGTCTTGAGTGCTATCGTGGCAGCGCTCCCGCCCCTTCTGTGTGTGCGCTGTAGCGTTCTGGCCACAAAAACGGTTGCATATCCAGACCATGACAATGGTGATTCCCTGGAACCATGTGCGCTCCAAGGCAGTTCCCCATTGCTGCCCGTCGAAGACTTGCCATCCGAAGTTTGCGAGGCATATTCCAACAAAGAGCCAGAACAAGTCGCGGCTGGACAACCGCTCATAAGCTCTCTCATTCGCTGGGGTCTCAGGGTGTGCGAAGTTTGATTTCATATTGGTATCTTTCGTAGTGGTTGCGGCACCTCATTTGCGCGGTGCCAGCGCATCAATCGTTCGGCCGATTCTTCCTCACCCAGCACCGCCCGACAACGTGATACTCAATACCAGCATCTTCCAGCGCCCTTTGCACATTAGGCGAGTCGATGTCGTGGCCCGCTAGGATACCGCCATCCTTAACCCTCGGCCACCACGCCGTCAGGTCAGAATAAACCGAGTCATAGTCATGCGCCCCGTCGATGAATACCATGTCCAACTCGCCAGCCTCAAAGCGAGTCGCAGCTATGATTGATTGATCTGGCAGTGGGTAAACGATGCCGCCCACTCCGGCGCGTTCAATGTTCTCGGTGAACTGCACTAGCGTCTTTTCCCTGCCCGTATCCTCGTCGCCTTGGAAAGTGTCGATTGCGTGAATCATGCACCGCTTGCCCATGTCTTGCATTCGTTGGGCGAGGTGAATCACGCTTTGACCTTTCCACACTCCGATTTCTGCCACTGTCGCGCCGTCCGGCAGCACCCTTGCAAATGCCGTGTAGAGATCGCGGAAGTCGCACCAGCCCTCAACATCCCATGAGGTGATTGCGCCGTCTTGGAGTCGCCCGTAATGCTGCTCTCCAGCCTTGTAGTTTGCTCCTGCATTGCTGCGAGCATAAACCGCATCCATTTCGCCCCTGCCGTGGACGGGGTGCAAATGCTCAAACACCAAGTCCCGTGCATCAATCACAACTCCATCACGGTGAGCGCATTCGCTAAACCAGTTGTCCGAATACATCGAGAAAAAGTCAGGATGGAACAGGCATTTCTGATCGAGATAGCGAGCGCGGGTCAAGATTGCCATGCACATCAGGTCGTCTTGACGATGCCCGTCTGAAACTTGGAGAACGGCGGGTTTTGAGGTGTCGCCAATCCGCTCGAGAATCATCCTGTCCCAGCCAATCGGCGGCTCCCAATCGTCCGAAAGTTGGATGAGAATTTCACCGTGCGAGCGTTCCGCTGCTTTGTTCCATGCGCGAACCGGCCCGCCTGTTCCCATTACGATAACGTGCCGCCACAAGGTGAGGTATTGAACGCTTTGTTCGTCGTCTTCGTCAATGGCGAAAATGTGTTCGATAGCATCCTGATTTGCGGCTTTCTCCAGCCACTTGCGGCGAGCGGCGGCGGCTTGCTGGAATCGGCCCCTTGTGGCGTGGAGTAAGCTGATTTTTGCTCCGCTCGCCTTGAAGTGGTTCAACTCCAACGTGTCCGCCCCAGCAAGGTCGAGGTTTGCGCGTAGAGCCATTGCGTGAGCCTCCACGCCTTCCCGCCCCCAGAGTGTGCGGCGTGCGTTCCAAGGCCACTCTTGCGGTTTTGGTTGGGCTTTGAGGCAACGTGCCCATGAGAGCATCTCCTCCGGCTCTTGGCGAGCAAATGCGCCCTTGCACAGTTCAGCGTATGCCTCGCGGCGTGAGGGGTCGGTGGCTACGGCTTGAAGGTAGAATTGCGAGCGAAGCGGCTCTTGTGATCCTTTGGCGAGGAAACAGTAAATTTGATACTTCTCCACCTTGGGCGTCTTAGGGTCTTGCGCCAGTTTCGCGGCTTCGTTCATTGCCTCATCATGCCGCCCAACAAGGTCGAGGGTTTGCATGAAGTGAAAGCGTTGGGAGATAGTGCGTTCCGCTTCGGGTATGCTCTCTAGAATCCTCATGTTGCGCTCGTTATTCGGGGCGCGGTGAGATATGGGAGCGTGAACGATCTTGACGCTGTTGAGGGTGCCGATTGCTGCGTTCTCGATAGTTGGCATCAAGCATTCGTGAATCGGACTTTGCCATTTCCACGCATCCTTGCGAACGATGCGCTCCCTCATCACCGTGAGCGCGTCCTCTGGCACTTCGTAGGGGAATTGGATGCCTGTGAATCCATCTTCCAAACCATCGAGGGCACGGCGGATGATGGGGATAAATGCGGGGTCGAGAATGTCGTCGGTGTCGGCCCACATCACCCATTCGTGGCTAGCTAGGTCAAAGGCCATTTGGCGGGCGGCGGCGAAGTCGTCAACGTGCGGCCATTTGTTGCCGTTGGCGTTTCGATACTCAGTCATGCCGTGTAGCTTGCCGAGTTCACTGAGCGTGGATTTTGCAACAGTCCAACTTTCGTCTGGAATGCTTCGGCCAATTGCCCGAATCAAAATCACCTCATCCACAAGAGGAGCGAACGAGCGCAAAAACCGCTCCATGATGTTTTCAACATTGCCGTAAATGACGGCTAAGGTAAGTTTGCGCTTGTAGTTCATAAATCGTTCGGTTGCGGAAAAGGGCGGCTCTAGAGAAACACCGAAAAGCTAGAGCCGCCCCGATCCAATTGCCCACTAACAAGGAGTTCTTAACATTACTCGCTCAAAATGGCAAATAAAAAAGCGCGGCCCCCTTTTGAGAACCGCGCTTTTGTTGAGTTGACCGTGATTAGGTCGTCGGAGTGGTGAACACTTTCAAAGCTCCAGTGACCGCCGTGGCGTAGCCGTAGAGGCAGTGGAGGTTGATGAAGTATTTGCCTTGAGCGCGGGACCAGTGGCGAGTGTACAGTGCGCTGATGCCCGTCTCGTTGTCCACGAACTGCTCAACGGCTTCATAGTCGCCAGCGGGGAGGTAGTCACCCAGGTTCCGCATTGCCACTGCGATTGCGTTTTGACCGCAAGCGAAGCCGACAAGAGAAACGGAGTTTGATGGCAGGACATCCGAGGAATAAATGTCCATTCCGAGCAAACGGCCAAGCATCCCCTCTTTGATTGCCATGTCGTCACCGCGATTCAGTGCCAGCGTGATCTTGTCGTCACCCAGAAGCGCCGACTCAATGTTGAGGTTGCCAACGAATGACTTTGTGCCGCGAACGCCAGCCGCAATCAACGCTTGCCGGGCCTGAATCAATTCAGTCCGGTCATAGTTGGCAGATGCTGTGGTGATGACCGCCGCGCCGAAGTTGGTCGTGGTGATCAGGCTCCAGATGTCAGTCAGCACAGCCTGAGACATCGACTTGCCGAGTTGGTCGGCGTATTGATCGAAGCGAGCGGCGTTGCTGGATTCTGCCAACTGTTGAAGTGTGAGATCAACTGGAGTGATCTTGCGCTTGTTGAGGTTGACGGTGATTGCGGAAATCAAACCGCCACTTTGCTCGTAAACGTCAGTTGCCTGCGTGAACGTGGTGGTAGTCGTGTTGCCGAACAGCGGGACAATCACCGCATCGCCCTGGCCGCGAATCTCAGACGAGATGTCGGTGGAAAAGGCGTTAAGGGGAGTGAGGATTTCAACGAGTTGCTGGAAAGCGCGTTGACCGAAGAGTTTGTCATTGAAGATTGTAGCCATGATATTTGAGGAGGTGGATTATTTGCGTTGCGAGCGTTGGGCGGCGATGAGTGCCGCTTGATGCTCTTTGTAGAATTTGGATGATTCAACGGGGTCAGTGATTGCGTTGAACTGTGCTAAGATGTCTCCTTTGTCGGTTTCAGCATCCGGCAAACTCCGTTCAGATTCAGGAGTGAAACCAAGAGCTGCAACTTGAGCCGCTGCTCTGGCTTCTGCCGTTTGAATTGCTGCGAGCAATTCATCGCGCTCTCTCGCCAGTGGTTCCAGTTCAGCAACGCGAGCGGTGAGGCTTGCGTTTGCGGCTTGAAGTGTGGCGTTGAGGCTTTGGGCCTCAGTGAGTTGCGCTTGGATTGCCGAGTTATCCGGCCTGCCTGTTAGTGCGGCGATTGCTCGCTGAATCAGGCTGGCTTGCGGGGCGGCTTCTGCTTCCACCTCAACAGGAGCGACAGGCTCAACCGCTGGAGTTTCCACTTGAGCTTCGACGGGAGCGGTAGGCTCAACCGGCGCATCAGGTGGGGTTGCGTCAACCGTTGCAACGATTGGCGTGGAATCAGAATTTTGAGTGAGGGACTGTGGAGTCATCTTAAATTTTCGATTGTCAAAAGCACGGGCAGAAAGCGCCACGCCATCGAGCAGCTTGTCAGCGAATCCGCGCTCAACTGCTTCTTTGCCATCCATCCAAGTCTCAGCGTCCATCCATGCGCGAATGTCGGCTTCAGTGTTGCCGGTTCGGGAGGTGTATGCATTGACTAGACCGTTGCCGAGCTTGTCGAGTAGGTCGGCAGTGTCGCGCATTTCGTCAGCGTCTCCGATTGCCAGCCCCCAAGGGTTGTGAATCATCACGTAGGCGTTCTCAGGGATCTCCACCGTGTCAGCGGCCATGAGAATCACGGAAGCCATCGACGCCGCTAAACCTTCAACCCGCGCCGTGATTTTTGCTTTCGAGTTTTTGAGCGAGTTGTAAATCGCCCACCCGTCCAGCACATCGCCGCCGGGGGAGTGGATGGAAAGGTGGATCTCATCCAACTCACCCATGCCGCGAAGGTCGCGCATGAATGCGGATGCCGAAACGCCCCACATCCCGATTTCATCGTGGATGCTGATGTCTGCCGACTTAGGCTTGTCACTCTTGGCTTGAATCTGATACCATGTTTTCATTTTGGTCCTCCTGAATGTCTAGTTGCTTTTGTTTGAATCCGTCGAGTGCGCCCTCGTCGAGTCCCATTTCGGATTCGATTTCTCGCCGGCGTAAAATCTCCCGCGCCTTCTGTATTTCCACGCTTTCCCAATCGCGCCCCTTGCGTGCGTGATAGTCGTTGAGGCTCATCACGCCGGACTCTAGTTGCTCAAGCTCAAGCCGCCCCTCCCTGCCCCTATCAATGGTCAAGTCGGCTTGCGGAATCCACTCAGCCCACCACCAGTTGCGCGGAGGTGGCGGAAGCTCGCCATTCTTCACGGCCTTGGCGATAAAATACGTGTAGAACCGCTGGCAGGCCTGTTTCAGTCGCGCTTGCTCGTGTTCAATCCATCGTTGCGTCTCAGCCATCAAATAGCGTTGAGACGGTCCAGTTTGCTTTGCCAAGTCCCACAACACTTCCGGCGAAAGCCCCACGCCCCACGCAATGTCGCGCACCAGCCACTCAAGCAACATCATTTGGTTTGGGTGGGGGCGTCCATCATGCAAAACCGAAAGCAGTTCGCCCTCGTTGAGTTGCGCCACCATTCCGCCCTCGCGCATTTGCTCGACGTTGATTGTGCTGCCGCCGCTGGTTTTGGTTGTGACCGCAGACGCGAATCCCTGCGGCCCGTTGCCTCCTTTCATGGTGCGAACAAGCCCAACCTGATTTGCCATCTTGATGCCGTGCTTAACGTCCGCTGTGATTTCAGCTTGGTCTTGAATGTTGTTCAGGGCGTGAGCGAGTGCGGATATTCCACGCACTTGTCCAGGCCGTTCAAAATCGGCATAGAAGATTGAGTCAGACGCCGCAACGCTTGACGCCTTACTGGGGTCATTAACGTCAACAAGGTTGTAGGCGAGGTGCCGCCCAAACTTGTCGAGGAAAACTCCATCTTGGGTCGCCTTGCTTTTTCCGTTGTCGATTTGGTGGGACTCATAAAAAATGATGCGAGCGGTTCCGCTTTCGGTTGAGCTTAGGACGGAAAGCGAATCGCCGTCTTTAATGCGGAGGCGAGTCAGTGCGATCTGCCATTGGAAAAAGTCCATTTTGCCAGCCCTGTCGAACACGAACGGAGTGCCAGCACGCTCCTCAAAAAGCTCTTCAGCCATCCGGTTGAACTCACGGTCAGGAGTTGCGGCTTGCGGCTTGAGATAGCCAACGAGATTGGCAACGCCATTCACGATGCGCCGAGCAAGCCCGACATCCGCATACATCTTGCGAGCTTTGCGAAGGATGGTGAGCCTATCGCCACCAGTGAGTTCTTGCGATGTGTCGAGCGTGCCCCAGTTGACCCAAGCGCGGCGCGGGGAGTATTGAGCGGCATCGAAGTTGGTCAGCGCGTTGATGCCCGCTGCCCCGCCTGCTTTTCTTCCTCTTCGTGTTCTGCTCATGTGGAAAAGTTGCGGGTTGAAAAGTCTTGGCTGAACCAGCGATCATTGAAGTCTGTGGTTCCGGCGAGTTCGTGCAATGCTTCCTCAATGCGACGAAGCCATGTCGCCCGTTCTTCGGGGCTGATACTGATGCCCGTTGCGCTCCCGGCGCGGCTTGACTGACTGGTAATTTGAACTATGTCCTGAATGCGCCCCGCTTCCGCTTGCAATATCGCCAGCTCTGCCGCTTCGAGTTCGGCGGTAGTGTAGTATTTGACGAGTTTACGAACCCAAATGTCGGCGCTTGCCATCGACATTGAGGGGGAGTCAAAAAATAATTCAGATTAGCTCTTTACAGGCTAAGCGGTTGGGTTATTATCTTCACATGAGCAACACCAAATACACCGCCCAGCAAATCGCTAACAAAGTTCACCTTCAGCCAAAAAACATTCTTCGTGCATTCAACCCAAATATCGGCGCACAAGAACTTATGGAGCGAGCTGCATTAATGCAAGATGTGCGCTGCACACGCCAAAAAATTCAAACCATGAAATCACGCTGGGCCAAAGCCTAAACCTTACCGACAATGAAAAACAAAGCCGCACAACAACTAGGCCGTCTCGGAGGACTCAAAACCTCCAAGGCGAAAGCCGCCGCTGCAAAAGCGAACGGGAAAAAAGGCGGGAGGCCGCGCAAAACTCAAACCTCTTCAGCTTCCGGCGGCGATGCCCCGAACTGATGCGCCACAAGCCACCAACTAAGGACGGCGGATAGCTTCAAAGCGTCGGCGTAGTGGTCATGCGCCAACTTCTTCCACATCAACGGCTGGCGTTTGTGCTTTGCCATG